AGGATATCTTTTCAGAACCAGGTCAGGCTGTAAGGGCTACTGCAAAGGCTTTAACAGGAAAACAATTAGATATTGCATTAAAAAATAGAATGGGTATTGTAATTGATGGAACTGGTAAAGATTATAACAAGATTAAGGCCCAAGTTCAAAAAACTAGAGAACTTGGTTATGCAGTTCATATGATTTTTGTTAATACAGATTTAGATACTGCATTAGAAAGAAATAGAATGAGACCTAGGGTATTACCAGATAAGGTAGTTGAAAAGATGTGGAATGATGTTCAAAAGAACATTGGTAAATTTCAGGCATTATTTAGAAGTAGAATGACTGTTGTAGATAATTCTGATGGTTCTAATATTGATAGAGCAACACTAGACGCATATAAAGATATTATGAATTGGTCAAAAAGACCACCTGAGAATTCAATTGCTATGAAATGGATAAAGAAACAAAGAGATAAGAAAAAAAATGGATAACAAAGAAAGAAATAAAATCGTATCATCGTTCAATTCCAAATGGAAGTATAGAAAGGATAAAGAACAGTATGGTATGGCTGATGCATGGAAAATCATCTACTCTCTAAATGCAGAAGGTAAGTATGTAGGAGATTGCGAAGACTATTCATTATCTATTCTTTGGAGACTTTCTGGAGAAAGTCATTTAAAAATGTGGTGGATGTTAATTACACATCAGGCTGGTATTTGTTTGGTTGGACCAAGTAAATGGAAAACATCACATGCTGTATTAAGATACAAGGGTGAATATGTGGATAATTGGACTAAAAAGTTTGGTCCTAAATCTGCTATAGAAAAAAACCACACTTTCCATATTGTTTATGGATATGGTTGGGCTTACATGACAGCCTTAAAAATGATTTTAAGTAAAGTAGTAAGGACTATTAAGGGATTATAATGCATAGTTTTTTAGAACACATTGATGAAAGATTTGGTCTATATGAAGGTTCACATGTTCCTTTAGAACAACCTATGGTTGAAGAGGCTGAACCAGAGTTAAATAGTCCTAAAAGAGGTGGTAAAAAGAAATATGTTGTTTATGTTAAGAATCCTCAAACTGGTAATGTTAAGAAAATTCAGTTTGGAGATACAACAGGTTTAAGTGCAAAAATTAATAACAGAGATGCAGCAAGTAATTTTGCGGCCAGACATAACTGTGATACTAAAAAAGATAAGTTATCACCAGGTTATTGGGCATGTAGATTACCTAAGTATGCGAAACAATTGGGGTTAAAGGGTGGTGGAAATTACTTTTGGTAAACCGTATTGGGAAGATGGTGTAATTAGGTGGTTTGACCCACACAAACATGATGCTGAGTACGTATGGCATCGCGATATGGAAGATAGGGAAATAGAAGTTCTTGAAGGTGAAGGTTGGCAGTTTCAGATAGAAAATTGTTTACCATGGCTTCTAAAAAAAGGAATGGTATTTGATATTAACAAACAAGAATATCATAGATTAATAAAAGGGGTTACCCCACTAAAATGCAGGGTTTATAAACATGCCAACAGCTAATGAGCAAAGATCAGATCAAACAAGAAGATTAGATAGTATAGAAAAAAAATTAGATTCAATGTCAGAGGCAATTATATCTTTGGCCAGAGCAGAAGAAAAAATCCATACTATTACTGAATTTGGTAAACAACAGTCTGCTCAATTATCAACTCTTATAAATAGAGTAGACAAGTTAGAAGAATTAGTCAGGCAAAATGCTTCGACTGTAAATATAATTAATAAAATTTTCTGGGTAGTTATCGCGGCAGCGGCAACAGGAATCACAGGAATGCTTTTCATACAATAGGAGAACTAATATGAAATTTAATGACGCAGAAACCCAAAGCATTGCTAACGCCGTAAGTGATGTACTTGAGGGTAAAGAAAAAAAAGAAGGCTATGGTAAGAAAAAGATCAAGTCTGGATATGGCGAAGAAGCTAAATATCCTCATGATATGTTTCACCCAGAAACTGGCGAAAAAGAAGTAGCCAAAGATGAGAAAGACCATGAAGAACTTTCTAAGAAAGGTTATACTCATGAAAAACCAGTAAAGGAAAGTCCTGAAGAGCCAAGAGCAAAAGGCGAAAAAGAATTTAAGGACAAGCACGTAGTTAAGGTTAAGAAGTCTGGCGAAAACCCTGATGGAACAGTAACTAAAGAAGATTCAAAAAGACAACTTACTGATGAACAGAAGTACAAAGAGTTCTTTGCATCTGCTCTTAAAAAGTATGGAGTTGAATCACCACAAGACCTTGATAAAGAAAAAAGAAAAGAATTCTTTAACTATGTCGATAAAAACTACAAAGCTACAAATGAAGAAGTAGAAGAAGTAGAAGAAGCCATGTTAAAAGTAACTGCATGGACTGGTAATATGAAAAAACCACCTGCAGGTTTAACTATAGCAAAATCACAATCATCTTCATTGGGTGGTTATGATGTAATATTTAAAGGTGATGAAAAGGCACTTATTAGATATGCTAAAAGAAGCTTGGGTGCCGATGATGATGCTAAAACTTTATCGGATGTTCAAAAGGATGTACACTAACATGAAAGATTTTTTTAAATTAAGAGAAGGGTTAAACGAATTTCTAGGTCATAGAATTCCATCAGCTGGGGCAGATAGTTCTGGTATTCGTAAGGCAACCGGTGCTGATAATAAGGCACCTAATACAGGCGCGGCTAAACAATCTGATGATAATAAAGTTAAGCAAATACAAAATCAAATAGATTCAGTCAAAAAAGAAATCCAAAAACATAAGGTTGAACGGGACAAATATGCTGAAAAGGCAGACAATGGTGATCATGAGGCTGACGAGATAGCTGATAAACATCATGACCGTATGGTTTCTTTAGAAGATAAAGTCGACGATTTAGAAGATAAGTTAAAGAAGGCTAAAGACGAGTTTAACAAGAAAAACAAAAAGTAAATATAGGCTCCATGAGGAGTATATATAATATATGATGAAAATATTTGATGAACTAAATCAGAAGAATTTTAAGCTCTTCGCGATGAATAACTATAACAATACTGAATGTATTGATGTAGATGAATTCAAAGAGGACTTAAATAGATTTAAATATATTAAACGACTGTTAAGTCGATATGAGTCAAGTGATGACCTACAAGAAAGGTTGATACTCAATCACTTAATCGTCATTTTTAATGTATTTGGAATTGGTCCTGCCAATAGAATGATTTGGTATAAAGTAGAAAAGGACCATTGGACATATATAAAGCCTTTCTTGGTATATTTAAACTATTTACCAGAAGATGAAAAGGTAGATGTACCTTTGGATCCAGTAATAGTAGATAGATTAAGGAACCTATAATGGGATTGATATCAAGAACAGGTGACATGTTTTATGCCTTTAGGTTTCTAAAGATGTTAACTACACCTTGGGAAAAAATGAAGGCGTTTGAGCTTGGCATTATTGATGAGAACGGAAAGGTTCTTAAAAAGGCCAGAGAATTGTCATCGGGAGATGAAAAGGCATCCTATACTGTTTTTCATAGGTTAGTATTCAACCTAAAAAGGTTACTGAATAAATTACCATTTGGAAAATCAAAGTTGGCCTCTTACGCGACTGCCTTGTTTCTGATTAAAGAAGAAACAGGAATGAGTGAGAACCAAATTAGAAAGGTAATGAAAAAGTTTATAGATGATGAAAATGTTGATCAGTTAGAAGAATCAACATGGTTCCAAAGAGAAAATGGAATTTTAAATGAAGGTGATTATTGGTTAGTCAATGATGTTGCATCTCCAGTAACTGGAGAAATAATTGCAGAGGCCAAGACCAAAGTCAGAGTAGGGTTGGATAATAGTCCTGTTGATAATTGTTTTTATCAAAACATTTATAAGGTAATACACCTTAGAACACAACACGATATTTATATAACTAGTAGGGATATAAAAAGATGAAAAAATTTAAAGATATGTGGGAAGATGCAGCTGCAAATTCTGTAGGTGCTGGTGGTGTATCTTTACCATCTGATATGATGACTAAAGATAAACATAAAAAACATAAAGAAAGAATAAAATACGATGCTAGAACTAAAGAAGGTAAAGCGTTTGTAAGTAGAATTATACAACGTAGAGAAGCCAAAAAGTTAAGAGAACAAGAAAAGGCCAATAAGGCAAATTTAAATAGTATCAAGACAAAAAGTTAGAATAAAGGTATATATTATGACAAAAATATTGATGGGAATTATAGCGGCAATGGGACTATCCGCTATGTTATATTATAATCTATCCGTAGCTCCAATGAAAGTAAAATTGGAAGAGCAAGTAAAAATCATTGCTGCACAAGACTTACGAGATCAAGAACAAAAGGCCACAATCGAGGCCATTCAAAATAATCTTCAAAAAACTTCACAAGAATTGACAGGATTACAAGTTAGAAATCAAGCATACGAAACAGAAATGAATGAGTATATGGATATATTCAGACGTCATAATCTGTCTAAATTAGCTAGTGCCAAACCTGGTATGATTCAAACAAGAGCAAACACTAGAACAAAGGAGGCATTCGATGCGATTGAAGCAGATAGTCAGCGTATTAGCACTCTTAACGATTAGTGGTTGTTCACTACTTCAACAAGCCCCAAGGGAAGTTGAAATAATAACAAAACCAGTTCAGATAGATATTGTTCAGCCAGTAATGCCTAGAGCAATAGACTTAAAAGAACCTAAATGGTATGTAGTTTCAGATACCAAGATAATTGAAAATTGTCTTAAAGACCCTGAAACTAAAAAGTCTAATTGTAAATTAGGCAGAGAAGATTTATATCCAGAAGGGTATACTTATCTTGATAAGTTTATCGACGATATAAAGAAAAATCATGGTGGAGATATTGTTTTTGTTGCCATGACTGTTGATGATTATGAGCTTATGTCTTATAATACTCAGGAAATTAAAAGATATATTAATCAGCTTGGCGAAGTGATAGTTTACTATAGGAATGTAACAATAAATGATGATAATGCTGGAGCAGTTCAAATTAAAGTGGAGAAAGATAATGGCGACAACTAGAATGAAAGAAGAAATGGGCAAATTGGATAGAGCTGTAATAGCAGCTAAATTATCTGCAATTGCATATATGAATGAAAAACCTGCAATTACTGCAGCTAAGAAATTAGGATTTTCATGGGTTAATTTAATAAGTAGAGATGGTGCGGAAGTACTAGTGGCAAAAGATAGAAACGATTTATGGTTTGCATTTAGAGGAACAGAACCTTCTAAACTCAATGATGTTATGGCTGACCTTAAAATCTTAAAGAATACTGCCATGGCTGGTGGTAAAGTACATGGTGGATTCCAAGAAGAAGTAAATGATTTATGGATGGATATCGTAAAAGAACTTGATCATAATGATCAATTAAAAGTAAGAAAAGATGTTTATATGACAGGTCATAGTTTAGGTGCTGCCATGGCAACTATAGCCTCTACTAGATACCAACCACATGAACTTTTTACTTTCGGCTCTCCAAGAGTTGGTGGACCTAGGTTTGTAAAAAATATTAAATGTCCTCACTACAGATTTATGAATAATAATGACATAGTATGTAGAATCCCACCTGCGTGGTTAGGGTTTAGACATCACGGTGAAATGATTTATTTTGATAGATTTGGTAATAAGGCACTTAAACCTACATGGGCTGATACATTTTATGGTATATGGAATTCATGGAAAAGATTTAAATTCTTTGACGGAGTTGTAGACCATGGAATGCCTAACTATGTAAAGGCAATTACTAATTTGAAAAAGGTAGACAAATGAGTTGGTTAGTAACATTAGCACTCAAGTCTATTTTATCCAGTATCATTGGTAGTTCTTTCTATCAATGGTTTCAGGGTACTACTGCTGGAATTTGGTTTCAAAAGCAAGTAGACAGATTCATGGAATACTTTGCCGAGAAGTATGAACTTGAAGTTATGAAGAAGGATGCAAAGTTTAGAAAACAGTATCCTCTTGCCGCTCAAAGGATAGATGAAATCGAACAGAATTCACACCCTTGTAAAGAACTCCATGAGTTTGATGCATATCCCGACTTGATCGCAAGAATCGAGAAACTTGAGAAACAAAAAGTAAAGAAAAAGTAAATTAACTGTTTACTTTTCTTGCGATTTGTGTTATAATATATACTATTAAATAAACAAAAACTAATTATGATGGAAAACAATAATATGGCCATAAGGGTTACTAAGCGTAACGGGGATATTCAAGACTTTGACTTAGATAAAGTACATAAAGTTTTAGAATGGGCCGTTGCCGATATCACAGGGGTTTCAATGTCTGAAATTGAGTTGAAAGCTAATATTCAACTCTTTGATAAGATACCAGCATATGATATACATGAATTACTTATTAAGAGTGCTGCCGAACTTATATCAGAACACACACCAAACTACCAATTTGTTGCGGCAAGGTTAGTCTCGTATAAACTTCGTAAAGAAGTATATGGTGATTATAAACCACACTCCTTAGTTGATGTTATTATTAATAATATCGATAGAGAAGTTTATGACCCAGCGATAATGCATAAATATACTCGTGAAGAACTAGAGGAACTAGATAATTATATTAAACATGATCGAGATGATACATTCACTTATGTAGGTATGGAACAGTTTAGAGGTAAGTACCTAGTACAAGACCGAAGAACCAAAGAACATTATGAAACACCTCAGATACTTTATATGATGGTATCGGCAACATTATTTGCTGATTACGCAAAAGATATAAGAATTAAATATGTAAAGGATTACTACGATGCAATTTCTCAGTTTTATATTTCATTACCTACGCCGATCATGGCAGGAGTTAGAACACCAACTCGACAGTTCTCTTCCTGTGTTCTTATTGAGTCTGGCGATAGTCTTGATTCTATTAATGCTACTTCTACTTCTATTGTTAAGTATATAAGTAAAAAAGCAGGAATAGGAATTGGAGCTGGTTCAATCAGGGCCGCTGGAGCAAGAGTAGGTGACGGATCAGTTGTTCATACAGGTTTAATACCATTCCTCAAATATTTTCAAAGTGCTGTAAAGAGCTGTTCCCAGGGAGGTGTACGTGGAGGAGCCGCGACTGTGTATCTACCAGTCTGGCACTATGAGTTTGAGGACTTGGTAGTATTAAAGAATAATAAAGGTACTGAAGAAACTCGAGTTCGTCATATGGACTATGCGTTTCAGTTAAATAAACTGATGTACGAAAGATTATTAACTGGTGGTAATATTACTTTCTTTGATCCTAATGATGTTCCTGGATTATACGAATCCTTCTTTGATGATCAAGATAAGTTTAAAGAACTCTATGAGAAATATGAAAGAGCATATTCTATTCGTAAGAAAACAATGTCGGCATTAGAAGTATTCCAGAAACTACTTACAGAAAGAAAAGACACGGGAAGAATATACATAATGAATGTTGACCATGCAAATGATCATGGCTCATTTGATCCTAAAGTTGCACCTATTAGAATGAGTAACTTATGTTGTGAGATTGACTTACCAACAACACCACTAGAATCATACGATGACCATACAGGAGAAATATCCTTATGCACTCTATCAGCAATTAATTGGGGTCTTATAAACAATACCTCTGAATTTGAAAAGTATTGTGATTTGTCCGTTCGTGCCCTTGATGAACTTCTTGATTACCAGGACTATCCAGTTGCTGCCGCTGAAAATGGAACTAAAAACAGAAGGCCTTTAGGTATTGGAATTATAAATCTTGCATATTTCTTAGCCAAAAGAGGTCTTAAATATGATGAAAGTGCATTTGAAATAGTAGATGAATATGCAGAGGCATGGAGATATTATCTTATTAAAGCCTCAGCTAATTTGGCTGAAGAAAAAGGCAAAATACCTAAAAATAATGAAACAAAATACGCCAGTGGAGCAACTCCAAATACTACATATAAGAGTGCAATAGATAATTTAATAGAGCATACTGAACGACTTCCTTGGGACGAGTTGAGAACTCAACTTAAAGCCACAGGAATTAGAAACAGTACTCTGATGGCATTAATGCCTGCGGAAACAAGTGCACAAATTTCTAATAGTACAAATGGTATTGAACCTCCAAGAGCTTTAGTATCATATAAACAAAGTAAGGACGGAGTGTTACCACAAGTCGTCCCAGGTTACCATCATCTTAAAAATAAGTATGACTTATTATGGGATCAAGAATCACCTGAGGGCTATCTAAAAATATGTGGTATATTACAAAAATACATTGATCAAGGAATCAGTGTAAATACGTCCTATAACCCTGAGCATTATGAAGACAATAAAATACCTATGTCTGTCATGATACAGGATTTAATTACAGCTTACAAATACGGTCTTAAACAATTGTATTATTTTAATACTTACGACGGTGCGGGTGAAATGAAAGAAGATGAACATCACCCATATTATACTGGGACTGAACAAATTGTTGATGACGAAGATTGTGATAGCTGTACTATATAAATAAGTAACCAAGGAAATAATAATGGCAATATTGAAAAAGAATAAAAAATCACATTTAGATAAAAACATGTTTCTTGATGAAGGGGTAGATATTCAAAGATTTGACATTTTAAAATACCCACAGTTAGATAAAATTACAGATAAACAATTAGGTTTCTTCTGGCGTCCAGAAGAGGTAGATATATCAAAAGATAAAAAAGACTTTGAGAACTTAACAGACCATGAACAACATATATTCACATCTAATCTTAAAAG